AAGTAACTAATTTAAACTATTTCTATATAAACTTTCCTACTAATAATACTTTATCATCATCATCCAAATCGTAACCTAATCCTGTAATAGTAACTTCGATATTACTACCTGCTTCGGCTACCGTTCTATCATCGTAAGCTAAAATTACACCGTTAACGTAAACTTGAAAGTCATATTGATTAAGAGTGAATCCGGCTGGAGGAGATGCGAACTGTCTACCGGTATACGTTGCTACAGTGCCGGTTTGAGAATCGGCAAGTACTATGTTATTAAGCTGCACATAGGCTATCTGTTCGGCGGTCATACCTATCTCGGCACTCTGTTGGGCACCTGTTAAACTAGTATCAAAGAACCTAAAACTTGCTTCTCTTTCCGGTGTTTCGGCTTTTTTATTTAGTGTAGCCATATTTGATTCGGTTTCTAATTTAAAATTAAGTCTTGCAGTAGAATAAAACTTATTTTGACCATTAAGTTGTGAGTTTATAGTATCAGGTACTATGTGTCCTAACATATTTATGGTAAATTCAGTCTTTACTTTTCTATCCTGTCCTTGATTTAACTCAGTGGCCGTAGTATAATTATCTATCATAGCACGAAAACTAAACTTTTCAGGGTTTCCCCAATAAGCGTCGGATGCAAAGTTTATCGACTCTACAATTTTGTTCATCTGTTCTACATAATCAGTAAATACTATACAAGAATATACTAAGTTAACGTAGTCTGGTATAATAACTCCGTAGTATTCATCAACCGGATCTCTATTATTAACTATGTTAAATCTATCGTATACATTTTTTTTGGAAAACTTTTTCTTAAAGATACCGTAGTTAATTGGATTATTGGCATCAAGTTTATTACCAAGACTTCTATTTTTTTCTATGGAGTCTCTCTTATACATTATAAGAGGGGCTTGTATCTTACCGTTTTTATCTCTATAAAAACCGTCTTTTTGTACGGCAGCCCATCTTTCAGGAGATCCGTATATAATAGGAACGCCTTTTCTTGTACCGTTTTGAAAAACAGATGGTCTAATTATGTTGTTAAAGTAGTATACTATAGTTTCGTCTATATCTCTAAGGCCAATACTAAACTTCTTAGTGTTATCATCTTTAACAGATCTCTGTTCACCACGATTAATCCTGTTATCAAAGGTTGACGCACCGTCTACAGTATAGGATTCCCTTAAATTATCAGATAATTCTTTTTGAGACTTCGGGATGGGCTTTCTTACCGGCATTACTCTTTTCCTTTGTAGTTACGAGTGATGTGAGAACGTAATCCCTTGTTAAACTTCTTTAATGCTTGCATGTAATCAAAGAGTTTGGTGTCATCAGGGTACTGTTTTGTGGCTTTTTCAAAGTCTTTTTCAAATTCGGCCATATTTGTACGTAAATCTTTAAGAGGAGTATATTCTACCTTAGAAAAAAACGTTCTAGTTTCAGGATCATAGCCGGTAGGTACGATTTTACCCCTGTTTCTTCTATCTACTTCCGTATATAATTTATCTATTTTGCTCATAATACCTCAGATACTCCTACTTTATCTCCTCTTGTTAAGTGGCAGTCTACTATTATAGATATACTCTTACCAAAATTAGATCCATAATCTGTTAAGTTGTAACTGTCGTCTTTTCCTAGGAATAGTTGATTTTCTCTAACTGTATCTACTTCATAATAATCTTCATGCCAAAGAACTATATCACCAACCTCAGGAACTACTTGAATATCTACAAGATCTTCTCTTAAAAATGCGAAGGAAGCTTCTCTACCTAAGTCAGGGCCAAATTCGTCAATATCTATAACTTGATCACCTCTAGTTATAAGGCAATTAATTTTAGAAGGGGTATAAAATACCTTACTTAACGATTCCCCGTAAAGATTTACTTCTGTATCTTCTAATGAAAGTTTATAATAAAGAATCTCCTGTTCTACTATATCTTTAAGTAGCTCTCTATTAATTTTAGTTAGGAGATTAAAGTCTCTATTGCTACCGAACAGCATTACGCCCTCTCTATTGTCTTGGTAGCTATCTCAAAACGTTTAATAATTGAAGATTTCATACTTTCTTGACGAACGAACTTAAAAGCTGATTGAGGGTCGGATTTAGTACGAACTTTTACGTCATACATTGAAACATTACGTCCTTCTTCATTGCCGGCAGTATTAACTATGGTAACACCCTTTACAGCTCTAATAACATCAGCTACATCCATTACCGAACCTTCGTCAGAATAGGTTACTCTAACAAGTCCTTTGTATATTTTATTGTCATCCTCTAATAATAAATCTAATAAACTAATCATTATCCTACATATATTGTCATAGGTACATCTGAGAGAGTATCTTTAAGGAATCTACTTTCATTACTCTTTCTTTCTAATTGTGCCTGTCTTGAAGTTTGATCTAACATTTCTCTAAGGTTAGAAAGAAGTGATTCTTTCTCAGTTCTTGCGTCAGTTAGTAGATCACCTTGGTTTAAAGTGGCTTCTGACCCAGGAACCGGTACGGTTTGGTACTTTCCTCTAATATATCCCAGTAATTCCCTTGCTAATGCTAATGTATAACGGTAAATCCATTGACGTCCAACACTATTTACCTCTGTATAAGCTATATTTTCGTAAGGAACTTCAGAAACATTGGTTATAGTAGAAGCTCCGTCTAGTAAACTAGCAGCTCTTTTGTCATCTACTTTAAAATACTCAAAAAATAAGCTACCACCAACTGTTGGCACTGGAAATACTTTTAATCTATTGTTAATTATTTCAAAACTGTAAGCTGATCTTCTAAGTTGATCGTTAAATTCTATTGCTTGTACCTTTAAAGCATCATAAGATGCAGGCATAAGTAGGAAATTTACACCAGGAGAGTAGGATCCAAAGTCAAAAGCATCCATTAACGACTGAATACCTGTTCCTGTACCTGCATAAGGATCAAAATAACGTAAAATAGCAGGAGGGGCTTCGTAAAATACCTTTCTTACTTCAATACCACCGGTAATACCTTCAGCAGTAGCCCAGGCACTTAGGTCATACTCTTGTATATTCTCAATTAAATCAATAGAACCAGAATATTTAGTAACGTTTCCCCCAACTCCGGCTTCTGTACCGTAGTTTTTACTGATGTTTATTATTCTATCTAATGTAGGATTAATAATTTTGTTATTAGCTTCTATAGAGCTATCTGATCCTTCTAAGGAAATGTAATTTTCTCTTATCTTATATTGGTAGACTTCGTTACCGTAAGTGGTTACGGCTTCTTCAAAGCATGCAAAGAAAGAACCAGATGTTAATTCAACATCCATTAATGGAAATCCTAATCGTGTAGCACAAAAGCTTGCTACTTTAACAGCATCTGTTTGGAATTCTTGATCAGTATCGTAAAAGCCGAAAGGAGTGTCACCTGTACTAAAAGTCGCTGTGCCATTCCAAATTGGTATATTAGCCATCTATATATGCTTTTCTTATAAATAGCTAGTTTTAACTACTTCCTACGTAAGAGAAGTCCAACTACTGCCGTTATAAAAATACGGCTTTAAATTAACTCCAGAACCAGATGCAACTAAAGAAGCAGAAGGAGCTGAGGTTGGCAATGGATGTATGGGCTGTAGCGTGAGCATATTAGATAGCTGTATGCTCGACCCAGTAATATTTCCGGTAAAGTTACTTGAACCAGATACTTCTATAGAGCCGGTAACGGATACATCATTTTCAATTGTAGTTGAACCGGATATTAGTAATGAACCTGTTAGAACTACACTACTGATGGCATTGATGGTGCTTTCTAATGTAATAGAAGAACCTGATACTATTAGAGACCCGGATATTGTTTGAGATCCAACAAAAGAATTAGAACCTGTAATAGCATATGAACCGGTCAACGAAGTTAATTCATCCACTTCAGATTGAATTGAGGAAGTAAATTGATATAAAGAGCCGGTATCAGCATTCAGACCGGGTATTCCTTGCTGTCCCCTAAGTCCTACTGAGGATATTACTACTTTATTTGCTAATGTAGAGACTGTAGACATTCTTAGTACGCTCCTTGAGTTATTTCTTTAGATAATTTTACCTTTCCCTGTAGTAGCCTAACTACTGTTACTGTACCCCCACTCCCGCTTGCTATTTCTAAATCATATACAGCAGAATTAAAATCTAATAAAGAAGAAGTAACAGCAGCAATGTAGACGCCAATGGTACCGGAAACTGGAGGATTGGTTCCGTTAGATCCGCTCATATTTAATCCTGTACCGGAAGCATCTAAACTACTACTTAAAGTAAGATGTACGGTAGAACCGCCTATTTTGTCTCTTATCTGCATACGAGCACTGTATCCGGTAAGATCATGTGGATCTCCATTCCCGTCTTGAAAAGCTACTTCAAATTTATTTGTAACTCCTTGCTCGATCGTAAAGTTATAAGTACCAGCTGCCATACAAAGTTTACTTTATATATAAATATGGCCTATTATCACTCCCTATACAGCTCATATACGCTTAAGATAGGAGAAACTATTTCATGTCTATGGTTTTCCAATAAAGTAAACGTTTTAAACCCTTCGACACTTTCTTCTAACCTATTTAAAAAAGAGAAGCCTGAGGTTCTAGGGTTCTTTAAATCTATTTGGGCTATATCTCCGCATATTACCATCTTACTGTCTTTCCCTAAACGTCCTATGACAGCTTGCATTTGAGTATGAGTAACGTTTTGTGCTTCGTCTACTATAACGAACGAGTTTACAAATGTACGTCCTCTTATAAAAGCAAATGGTACTATTTCTATTGTCCCTTTCTCTACCTCTTTGTCTACCTTGTCCTTATTATATAACATATGCAGATTGTGGTAAATAGGAGCTAACCAAGGATCCATCTTCTCACGTATATCTCCCGGTAAGAAGCCGATATCTTCTTTAGATACCGTAGGACGAGTAATAACTATCTTTTCTATTTCCCGGCTGAATAGCATGTCAAGACCGGTTTGTGCGGCTAAAAGTGTTTTACCGGAACCAGCACCGCCTTTTAAAACCGTAATTGGATTGTGAAGTATAACCGATTTTGCTTTCTTTTGTTCTTCGTTGAGCTGTATATTAAATTTTATAGGGTTCTTAGGTTTTCTTTTACTCGTATATACCTTATCGGTATGTGGAAGAGAACTCATACTGCAACACTTATTAGTTAATGTTTACTAATATAAATATGAGGACGAGCTAACCTATACGTAAATAAAACAAAAAAAAAGGCCCACCATAAAATGGCAGGCCCTTAAAAGTTAGACTAAATGACTTATACAGTCTCTAGGTCAGATACGAAGATCTTACCGTAGAATTCTGGACGGATCATTTTCTTAGCATAACGAGTCATTAGACCTTTACGTGGAGTGAAGGTTTCTGGGTCGTATACTAATGGAGTCATCATTAGAGGTACATATGGAGCATAAACAGCACCTGTTTCTAGGAACTGCGAACCACGGTAACCTAAAAGAACGATGTTCTCAGTCATATATGGGTTTTTGTAAACTTGGAAACGGCTGTTTAGAGAACCAACTCTCTGTACACCCATTGCAAAGTCCATCTTGTCGCCGTCAGTAGAAGCAGCATATCCAGGAATAGATTCTAGGATAGTTGCAACTGTAGGAGAAACTACTGCGAAGTTTGCACCACCGCGTAGAGTTTTCTGATGAATTTTGTTAGATACTTTTTGCATTTTAGTACCTAAAGTTTGGAACCACTGACCCTGCGTGTTGTAGAAGTCAGAAGAAGCGTCAGACCAAGCTGAACCATTCCAAAGTTTGTTGTTTTCAGCTGACCATCTTTCAGTAGTAGCAGCATCTTGGATTAACATATCTAGAATCTCTAGATCGATTTCCATTGAGATGTACTCAGAAAGCATAGAAGTTAATTCTGCTTCAGCATCTACACTATGGTAAGCGTTAAGATCCTGAGCGAATTCTGGAGTCCACTGAGCTTTTAGTTTTCTTGTTTTAGCAACGATAGCTTCAGAAGCTAGTTCTACGTTTACTTCAGGAATCTTTAATGTTCCTGTTCTGTCTTCAAAGTCACCACGACTGTTGTCAGCTGGTTGTTTGTGATATTTAACTGAACCAGTAATGTCAGTTTCTGCTGATTCAATTACAAAAGTTACTACATCGCCAGCTACAGAAGTAAATTGAGGTATAGTAATATCAGTAGAGCCAGAAAGGATTCTAAATGCACGAACACCTTTTGGATCAATTGATTGATTAGCCATATTTACAGCTACCAGTTTGTAATTAGCAGGATCTAAATCAGCGTCATAGCCTAAAGAACCAGAGTCAGTTACGGCAGCAGTAGCTTGCTGTATAGTAAAAGAAGCAGAGTTGATTGAGTAACCGAATCTACCAGCACCGTAAAGACCACCAGAAGGATCTACGTCAACACCCATTTGGCTGTTTGCTGTAGATACGTTACCGTACATGTTGTCACCGCTAGAGAATCCAGCAGTAGAAGATCCATATTTGAAGTCTAAGTAGAATACTAGACCAGAAGGTAGGTTCATTGGCTGAACTGATACGAAGTCTTTTGCTGCGATTTGAGCAAATACTTTACGTACCAATGGTAGAGCCACGCCTGCCCATTGCTCACCTGCACCAGCAGAGAAAGAAGCGCCAGTACCGGTATTG